TGGAGAATATGCTTTTAAAGATGTATTAGATTTAGGTGCTGTATTTTCTCTTGATTTAAGAAGAGTTATACGTTCTGTTGGTTTTAATATAGGAACAGATATAGAAACTATTATTCCAAGCGGATCTTTTTGGGATGATTATGCAACTGATGGCAACTTTGATGGCCCAGCAGCAGATGAAGCAAACTGTCAGATACAGGTAGCAACATCTCAAGCAGGGTCAGGTAGTTTTGGATCGTTCAATAACTTTGCAAATGGAACATTTAAAGGTCGTAGGTTTAAATTTAAGTTAGTTTTAGAAACTACAAATACTGCTCAAAACATGAACGTACAACAGGCAGGATTTACAGCAGAGTTTCAATCAAGAACAGAACAAAATTATCAGACAGGAGGTAGTACTTCTACCGCACCACAACAATCTGGTACATCTGCAAAAGCTGTGACATTTGGAACACCGTTTTTTGTTGGTACTTCATCTTTAGGGGGAGCAAATGCTTTCTTGCCAACTGTTGGTATAACAATACAGAATGCGCAATCGGGTGATTTCTTTACTGTAACTAATGTTTCTGGTACAGGATTTACTGTGAATATTAAAAATGGTTCTAGTTTTGTTGATAGAACTTTCACATTTCAAGCTGTAGGATATGGTAAAGGGGTGTAATACAGCAGCTTTTATGCCTTATGTTGATACGGCAGATAGCAATAATTTAAAAATAAGAAATGCAGCTAATAATGCTTTTGTTACTGTAGGATCTGTTAACTCTGCAAATTTAGGATTACTACCAAGAGCAGGTGGTACGATGACAGGTCAGCTTTTGGCTGATGGTAGTGCAGGTGCAGATGCTCCAGCTATAGCTTTTGATGGGGATGCTACGACAGGAATATTTAGAGTTGGATCAAACACTATTGGCTTTGCTACTGCTGGTGTTGAAAGAGTAGAAATTAGTGACAGTGGATTAGATATGAGCAATGGATTACCTATTAGATTTCAAGATTCCAGTGGTGCTCCTTTTGTTGCCTTAAAGTCACCTTCTTCTGTTAGTAGTAACGTAACTTTCACATTACCTGGAGCAGATGGGTCGAATGGTCAGATGTTACAGACAAATGGTTCTGGAGCGTTATCATTTACTACTGTTAGTGGTGTACCAAGCGGTTCTGTATTTTGTATGGCAGTAGCAACTGTTCCATCAGGTTATTTGGAATGTAATGGTGCTGCTGTAAGCAGGACAACTTATGCTGCTTTATTTGCTGTTATTGGCACAGCTTACGGAACGGGTAATGGATCAAGTACTTTCAATTTACCTGATTTGCGTGGTGAATTTATCAGAGGTTTTGATAATGGTAAAGGCACAGATAGCGGCAGATCAATAGCAAGTTCACAGGGATCACAAAATGCACAGCACAATCACTCTGCTACTACATCTGGTTCTGTAGGTAATCACACACATGATTATGCTTTCGCTCAAGGTAGTAATGGTGGTGTAGGCAATAACTTTGGAGGATCAGGAATTACAAGTGTCAGTCAAAGTGGAGGTAGATTAGCAGAATTAGAGCAATCAGGTGGTAATGATGGTCAAGATCTAAGAGGTTATACTGCTAAAACTGATGATACAACACCATCACTTTCCGTCAGTACAAGTATTGCTAATCAAGGTGGAAATGAATCAAGGCCACGCAACGTAGCTATGATGTACATTATTAAAGTTTAATTATGGCGATCCAACCTGGTACATATAATTTTACGTTGCAACGTAGATCAGATCATAGTATTCCTTTGTTATTTAAAGATGGAAATGATGCTGCGATAGATTTAACTGGATATACAGTGGAGGCACAGGTTTGGGAAGAAACACGCACCACAAAATATGCAGA